TAGTAAAATCTATTTTATTATTAGATTGTTCTATATATATATTACCTCTATTAGATTGTAATATTTTTAATCTTTCTTCAAATGATAAAGGATCTTCCTCTATTGTTCCTATAATTAATGGTTTATCTATATTATCTAAACTATATATATTATCATCATTATTATTTAAATTCATAAAATCTAATTCATTACTATTACTATTACTATTACTATTATTAATTTTATGAGATTTTAAAAAATCTGGTGTTGGTGGGCGTTTTACATTACCTATTTCATTTTGTCTTAATTTTTGAATATCAGTAATTTTTTTATCAATATTATTATCTTGTTTTGAATTAAAATTATTAAAATTATTAGAATCATTATTATTTACTAAAGGTTTAAATAAATTATCCATATTATTATATGAATTTGAAGATATATAATTATTATTAGGTAATATATTTGTTTGAATATTTAAATTATTATGTTCTGTTTCATTATATTCGTTATTATATATTTTTGTAGATGTAGGTCTATCCATAATTTTATTACCATTATTAGGATAAGAATTAAAATCTCTATTATATTTAATTTGTGATGAATTTTGTAATGTTATATTTAATATTTCATTAGTAGTTTGTTTTATACAATGAGATTTAAATTGTTCAAATATAGAATTAAAATTAGAATTATTAATCTTATTAATATCCATCATTTTATAAATTAATTTCATATTTTTTATTAATATAGTTAATGATTCGCTTCTATTTTCTTTTATATAATTACTAATTTTATTATCATTATGTAATAATTTATGTAATGATGATATAGTATCTTTAGATAACATTATATTTTGTATTTGATTTTGCATTAAAAATGATTAATATTAATTTTTTATATATATTTATAAAATAATTTATACATTCAAATATTCATATTTATCATAATTATCTATTTTTATTATATAATCTATATATTTAAAATTATATAATAATATTACCATAATTAAAGCTAATAATACATCAATTGTATAATGAAATTTTGATATTAAAATTAAAATTATTTCTATAATTACTATAATTATTAATAATAATTTAATAATTATACATATTATATTATTTATATATCTAGATATTATATCATATGATGCTATATTATATAATACTACATAAAATGTATGACCAGATAACATCATATCAGAACAATATCTCATATGTTTATTATTTAAACCTATAATTTCTACTTTTAATAATTTTATTAATGACTTTATAAAATTATTATTAAAATCTAAATTTATTAAAAAATTTATTGTATCATTACCTAATCTTGAAACACATTTATCATATCCTGCAGAATCAGGTATAATAGTAACAAGATCAAATATACCTTTTATAATTGCTAATATACTAGCAATTACACCTTTTTTACTAAAAAATGGGACACTAAAAAATTTTAAGATTTTTTGTTCATATAATCATTAGCTTGTATAAATAAATAATTAAAATAATTCTTCAAATGATCCTTTGTTATTTTATATTTAATAATATTATCAATTGTTGATTTTAATTCTTCAAAGTTATCTGGACTTTTAAAAAAAGGAGACAACCCTAATAGTAATATTAGCGTCAAATGTCTTTCAAGCCCGTAATAAAGATTTTTATTTAATAGAAATCTAGGGTGCAATTATATTTTTTTCATTAAAAAGTGTCCCATTTTTTAGTGAAAAAGGTGTAATAATGTATTTTATAAAAAAAATATTAATTAGTATTATATGTATTTTATATTTATATAAATATAAATTAAAAAATATATTTTGTAAAAATAAATCTATAATTTTTAATGGATATAAATTTAATAATATTAAACAACAAGGTTATATAAATATTATTATAAATAATATTTATATTAATAAAAAATCTTTGATTTTATAATAAGATTTAATATCTAATTATAATTAAATGTCTAATAATGGTTCTTTAATTGAATTAATAAGTAATGGTAATATAGATAATGATTTATTAGATTTAACAGATAATTCTAGTTTATTTAATAATAAAATAATAAAAAAAAATAAATATTCTAAAGGAGATACTATTTTTTATCCAGAAGGAAATGCTAATTGGGGAAATACAATTAGATTTAATATAGAAAGAAAAGGAGATTTATTATATGGTCTTTATTTAATAATAAAATTACCTAAATTATCAGTATCCAATTTAAATATTAATCCAAAATTAAATGAAAATGATCCTACAGGAAATTATAGATTAAAATATGTTGATTATATAGGTAATGTATTATTAGATAAAGTTAGTTTATATATAAATGGTAATTTAATAGATGAAATTACTGGTGATTATATGCAAGTTTATATAGATTTATATATTTCTGATTCTAATAGAAAATCAATGATAGGTTTAGATAGTGTATTTAATCAACCTAATCTTAAAATAGAATCTGAAACTATATATATACCGTTAAAATTTTGGTTTACTATGACTAATGAAAAACCATTACCACTTATAGCATTACAATATTCTGATATATATATTGATGTTAAATTTAAAAATTTTAATGATTGTATATCTATATTAGAATATAATTATAATAGATCTAAATTATGTTATAGTAATAAAATACATAAAATTATACCATTAGAAGAAGTTAGTTTACAAGCAAATTTTTATTATGTTAATGAAATAGAAAGAAAAATATTAGCATCACAAGATTATGAAATTGTAATAACACAATCACAATATAGAAATATATTATTTATAAATAATACAATATTAGATTTAAATTTTAATCATTTAGTTAAAGATATGATATTTTTTATACAACCATTAGAACATATTAAATATGGCGAATATTTTAATTTTTCGGGAAAATTATATTATTATCCTCCTGAATTAAATAATTCTAATGTAAATAATGAATTATATACATTAGAACCAAAAAGACATTTATTAAAAAGAGCAAGATTATTATTTGATGGTATTGAAAGAATACCATGGAAAGATCATAAATATTTTTATTTAATGCAAAATCATGAAAATTATAAAAATAATATTCAACATTATATTTATATGTATTCATTTAATATAAATCCTGTTAAAAATGATAATTTTAATGGATGTAATTTTTCAAGAATTGATAATATTAAATTACAAGTTGAAATCTCGCAAAATCCTTTTATACTAAATTCTAATAATACTATTTCTTATCCTAAATATAATAATTTTTATCTTAAATGTTATATTACAAATTTTAATATTCTTATTATTAAAAATGGATTAGCAGGACTTAAATATAATAATTAAAAAAATTGAAATATTATATCATTAATAATATATATATATTATTTATTAATCATATGTATTTATCAAAAGAAGATTCTTCAGAATTAACTGAAAAACAAATTTTAGATTTTTCTAAACATGAGTTAGATAATATTATAAAAAAATATAAAATTTTAATATCATTATTTTCAGATGAAAATAAATTATTTATAGAACCTATAATATATAATTATGATTATATTCCATCATATAATATTGTATTTAATGATCTAATATATGAAATTTTTTTAGGTGATTTATATCAAAAATTTAAAAAATTTAGTTATTGTTTATTATATAAAGATGATATAATATATAAAAGTAGTAATAGAGAATATAATCATAAAAAATATGATTTATTAATTGATGATTCTATTAATGAATTATTATTTACAATAATTTTTCAATCAGATTTTATTATAGATATAATTGATAGTTGTAAGATAATAATTGAAAAATACATATTAAATCATTTAGGTAAAATGGGTAAATATAATTTATATAAAACTTCATCATCATATTGCGATTTTATTGAATTTAATAAAAATAAAACAAGAATGAAAATAGAATTATATAATAATAATAAATTCTTATTAAAACATAATGAAAATTATTTTGAAATTATATTATATAAAATTATTATAGATTTATATAAACCTTCAGAATTATTAAAAGACAATGAAAAAAATTAAACTTTGTTTAATTTTTTAAATTAATAAAAAAATAAATTTATTTATTTTTTTTATCAATATATATGTTTATTTTTATACTAAAAATAATGAAGAATCTATTTATGATTATGAAGAAGATAATGATGAAAGTATATTATTAATATATAAATATAGTAAATATATAGATATTAATTTTTATGATTTATTTCTTATAATAAATTATGAAATGAAAAAAGATTCGGAAATAAATTTTTCTGAAGAAAAAATATTAAAATATTTAGATATATTTAATAATATATTTGAAAATGTATCAATTATATTATTAAATTAAATATTATATTCACTAAAATGAATAAAACTATTTCTAAAAAAATCATTGATATAAAATTTTTTATTTAAAAATATCCTAATAAAAAAGATAGTGTTAAATTATGGATAATTAATTTAAAATTACATAAATATAAAAGAATATTCAAATTAAATTCTATAAAGGATAATAAATTAATTATTATAAAAAAAAATTAATAAGATAATTAATAAATAAAAATATTATCAATTGTTTTATAATTCATAGTTATAAAAATTATTTTTTGATGAAAAAATACTTAAATGTTGGATATATTATTTTCATTAAATTATCATTAGGAATATTATTATTTTCATTATTATTTATTGTATTTATAATAATTATTTAATTTAATAAGTTATATTATTAAATTAAATATTATATTTCACTAAAATGAATAAAACTATGTTTTCTAAAAAAATTATAGTTTTTAATAAAATTATTATCAATTGTTTGATAATTCATAGTTATAAAATTTATTTTTTTATTCAAAAAATAATCAAAATTAATATTTGATGAAAAATGTCTAAATGGATATATTCTTTTCATTAAATTATTATTAGGAATATTATTATTTTCACTAATATTTATAATTTTATGATAATCTAAAATATCTTCTAAACCATTATTATTATTTGATGTATTTATAATAATTATTTTATTTAATAAGTTGATTATTGGTTCATTTGATAAAAAAATAAAATTTTTTTATCAAATCTAGAACTTGGGATTTCATCCCAAGTTGTTCATCGCTAAATAATTTTGATTTAATATAATTTAATTTATATTTATTATTTAATAATTTATCACCTACAGTATTTAATATTATATTTTTTATTTTATTTTTAGTAATAACATTTACATGTTCTTTAATTTCTAAAAATAATATTAATGGATCACTAGTTAAAAATCCATAATTTTTTATAATATTCATATATTTATCAAAATTAATAAATGTTGTAGTTCTAATTAAATTAGACCCATGTGCAACAATTGGAATATCATTATATGATCTAATATCTAATTCTATAGCTCTTACACCTATATTTAGAATATATTTAATAATATCAGTATTTATAATACTAAAATTTTGAAAATGAGAAATATATGTATTATGAGATGAATTTATAAAAAAAGAATCTAAACTATAATTTAAAATTTTTTTATTATTAAATATAGGTTGTATTTTATTATTCTTTAATAAATATTTATAACAAATTTTATATTTATTATATAAATAATTTTCATATATTTTATATAAAATAAAAATAATAATAATAATAATAATATTCATTAATAATATTTTATAAAATAATTTTTCTTTTTTTTGTAGGATTTGTATCATTTATATCAATAATTAATTTATGTTTTATTTTATTAGAATCTTTTTTTGGTGTTTTTACATTTGAATTATAACATTCATCTATTAATCCTAATTTTAAACAATCATCAAAATCTAACCATAAATCACTTTTTAAGATTTTTTTTATTTTACGGATAGTCATATTAGTATATTCATAATATAATTTATATAATAATTTCATAAATTTTATATTATTAATAAAATCATCTTTTAATTCTTCAAATTTACCATTTATTCCAGATGATATTTGATGAATTAACATATATGAATTTGGTGTCATATATCTTTTATGACATACCATACTAATTATAGTAGCAGCACTAGCAGCTCCGCCTTCAATAATAGATATAATAGGAATTTTAGAATTTAATATTGTATCAATAGTACTAAATGCCGCAAATATACTCCCACCAAATGAATTAATATGTAAATATATAGGAACAGGATCTATATTTAATTCAATAGATTGTTTTAATAATGTTTTATTTAATTCATTAATTTTTATATTTAACATTAAACAAGTCTTTTTAGTTACATTACAATAAAAATAAATATGATTTTTATCAATTTCAAATAAATCATTTTCTTTTAATTTATTCATATAATTATTATTAATATTAATTTTTTATATTAAAAAAGAGGCAAATATATTTAAACGTAATAATTTTTTATATAAAAAATTATATATTAATAATAATAATGGAAATATTTGAAGCAAATTTAAGAATAATATCTAGACAAAATATTTATCCAAATAATATAGAAATTTTTAGTATAGTTCCAGATAGTAATATTGTATTTAAATTTAATATAAGTGAATCAATACATTATGTTAATTATACATGTAATAATAAAATATATCAACATATATTATATGAAATTTTAAATAAATCATTATTATGGTATATAGATTATAATATTACTCATTGTTTAACTTATAATTCATTTGATGTATTATTCAAAATTTATATGAATACAGATTATATTAACTTATATATAGAATCTTCATTAGCATTAAATTATTATATGTATGATATATTTAATGGATTATCTAATTATATAGATGATAATAAAAGTATTATACCTAATAATAATATATATAATCCAAATAATGATTTTTTAATATCATTATATGATTATCAAAAAAAATCATTAGCTAAAATGATTGATATTGAAAATAATAATATTAATATAAAAATTAATTATGCATATAAATTAGAATTTAATGATAAACAATTATTATATGATCCTGTTATGAATAAATGTACTAATAATGAATTATATTTTAATATTCATACTAAAGGTGGTATATTAGCTGATGAAATGGGTTTAGGTAAAACTATATCTATGATTGCATTAATACATTCTAATCCTGCATCTCCTAATTTAGAACAAGTATATAATAATAAAATTATTACTAAAGCAACATTAGTAATATGTCCATCACATTTAGCGAAACAATGGGAAAATGAAATAAAAAAATGTAATCCAAAATTAAAAGTATTATTAATATTAACTAAAATAAATCATGGAAATTTAAAATTTAGAGATTTTATAGATGCCGATATAATTATAACATCTCAACAATTTATAATGAATTTTAAATATTATCCAACTATATATTATAGTTATGATACTTCTTCATCAAGATTAGATTATAATCATAGAAATACATATTTAATGAGATTTTTATGTAATAAAATATGTGATGTAGGTTTTCCAAATATATATAATACTGAATTACCTTTATTTGAATTTTTCCATTTTCATAGATTAATATTAGATGAAGGTCATGAAATATTCGGTGAAATGATGATATCTAATTCAGTAAGTAAATATATTTCAAATTGGTTAGCTAATATTAGTTCTAATTATTATTGGTATGTATCAGGAACACCATTTATTAATATATTAAGTATTATAAATTGTGCTAAATTTATAAATTTGAAATTAATAGATACAGATAGAAATTTATCATATTGTTATAATAATAGTAATAATCAATATAATGATTCAACATTCACATCAAAATTATTATCATCATTTATAAATAGAGATTATTTATGGAATAATATATTAGAAAAAATATGTATTAGACATAATAAAAATGATTTATCTAATCAATTAAATTTATTAGGTTTTGAAGAAAAAATATATTGGTTAAAATTAACAGATTTAGAAAAAGAATTATATAATTCTAAAAAAAATAAAGTATCTACGGCATATTTACAACAATTATGTTGTCATCCATTAATTGTTGAATCTAGTAAAAAAATTTTTGGAGATGTTGATGTTGATTTATCATTAATGCAAGATAAATTAATAACATATCATAAAAATAATTATGAAACTTATAAATTAAAATTAGAAAAATTAGACCCATCTAAACATGAATATCATATGTTAAAAAAATCTTTTGAAACTCAAATCAATGAATCTAAATATTTATTTACAATATTAGAAAATATGAAAAATAATGATAATATTATTGAAAATGAAATATGTTCTATTTGTATGGATGACATGGATAGACCTACATTAACTAAATGTGGTCATATTTATTGTTTTGAATGTATTAAATTATGTTTATCTTCTAAAAAAATGTGTCCTTTATGTAAAAAAGATATTACTAATAAAGATTTAATTATTATTAATTCCCCTAAAATTAATAATATTGAAGATCCTTTAATAAATAAATATGGTTCTAAATTAGGTAAATTAATTTATTTAATTAAAGATATTAGTAAAATTGATAATAATAGAATTATTATTTTTTCTCAATGGGACGATATGTTAAATCTTATTGGTAAAACTTTATCTGAAAATAATATTATTAATAATTTTGTAAAAGGTAATATATGGGCTAGAACAAATGCTATTAATAAATTTAAATCCAGTAATGATGACAAAGTTATTATGTTAAGTCTTAAAAATGCTGCTTCTGGAACAAATTTAGTAGAAGCGACGCATATATTTTTTGTTGAACCTATAAATGCATCTACTGAAGAAATAAAATCTATAGAATCACAAGCAATAGCAAGAGCATGTAGAATAGGTCAAAAACAAAAAGTACAAATAATTAGAATATTATTAGAAGATACTATAGAACAAGAAATTTATAATAAATATAATTCATCTTAATTTATATTCTATTATTATTATTATCCCATTTAACCCATTAATTTTTTTGCTATATTACTTAATGTTTTAATAGCACCAATATCTATATTAGATATATCTGTATTTGTTAAATGTTCAGTATTTCTAGATGAAAAATAATAAAATAATATAATAATTAATAAAATTATAAATATATATAATATCATTATATATATTTATAAATTAAATATTAAGACCAATATTCTATTATTTTATCAGCTGCATTATAATCTAATATATCATATCCATATAACCAAAATTCCTTTTTTATTTTTTCTAAATATATATCTAATTTTATATTTAATTTCATAGCTTCTATATATCTAATATAACATATTATATTATTTATATATTTTATATCATAAATATTATAAACTATCTTGAATTCATGTTGCATAAGAATAGTATTTGGTAATATATATCTATTACTACAACTTTGAAATATTGTAAAGGCTACAGAATAAGCTATTTCAGCAATACATATAACAGTTTTATTTTTTTCTAATTCTTTAATTAAATAAATAATATCAATACCGTCAAACAATAAACCACCATGAGATTTTATATAAATATATAAATATTTATCATTATTTAATTTGTGATTATTTATTTTATTATACATATCATTATTTATTTCTCCTTTAATATTTATTATATCTATAGAATTAACATAATTTAATAATATCAATAATATAATTAATTTCATTAACACTAATAATAATATTTATTACTTTATAAGAATTTAAAAAAAAATAATATTAAAAATATGGAATACTTTCTTTTATTTTATCACTAATAATATATGATGATTGTAATTTAGTCCTTATTTTATCACGTAATTTATCAATCCATTTAACATTATATCTAAATAATGAATTATAAGGATGTTTATTATATAATGATATTCTTAGATTAAATCCATTTAATAATGATTCTATCAATCTATATTGAAGATTATAACTTTTATCATTAAATATTTTTTCATTTAATATATAAATAATTAAAATATTACTAATTGTTTCTATATTAGATTCTTGTTCATTTAATACTATATCTATTTCATCTTCTTTAATACTTGTTATATTATCCTTTCTTAAATATCTAATTATAGAAATAAAAGTATCTTTATAAACAATATTAAATAAAATCTTAAATAATCTATATTTATCTTCCCTACCCCCCATGCTTTATAATATAATCATATGATTGTTTATAAGTTGGAGTTTCAAATCTTCTATTATTAATTATAATAACATCTTCATATTCATCTAATAGTAATGGATTTAATCTAGATTCATTTTTGACTATAAAATTATATAATTTTTCATTTATACTATCTATATTATCATCATTAACTTGAGTTAATTCATCTATTATTGAATGCATAAATATATTTACATAATCTTGTTTAACTAATGTAATATTATCATTAATAGATAATTCATCAAAAGTAAATTTTCCCTCATTATTAATTACATAATTATAATTAATAGGTATGGTATCTTTAATATTATTAGGTATTATATATATAATTTTATCTTCATATATTAAGTTATATGAATTAATATTTAGGGTTTTATTTATAATATTATGCCACCTGCCATATTAATTATATTAATATTTATTGTCATACCCCCTTTATTTAATATTAAATATTTAGATTTATATTTTATATATTTTTTTTCATATTTTTTCATATATATATATATATATATATATATATAATTTATATAAAAAATAATTATAAAAATTTTTTTGGAAATGATGATATATCAGAACATTGAATAATTCTTTTATCATTTATTAATGCTTGTAATCCATATTTTAATATATATTTATGTTTATTATTTCTAGTAATTTTTTTATTTTAGAGCGGTGCGCATTTTAAATGCCGGTTTTATGTATAAAATGATATAAAGATTAATTAATTTATATTAATTGTTAATATTGAGATAATTATAGCATATCAATGATATATTAACATTAAAAATTAAGGTAATTACTCTTATATGAGGACAGCGAATGTTTTATCTTAGAATTGCTATATGAATTGTCGTTTAATAAGGTAGTAAATTAAATGACATTAGATGGGATTATAAATAGCTACCCTTTGTATATTTATAAGAAAACC